TCTGACGCAAAATGCAACAGAATCTTTTATTCAGTACCTTCTTTTTATTTGCATGAAATAGAAGAAATCTAGATCAGGTAAAATGCCGAATAACATTATGATAAGATCAATCTTTCCTTCTAAAGCATCTTCCACCATCTGTTTAAATCCTTCACGACGGGCAGTGCTTGTAGCTGAGATACCTTCATCGCTATACATTCCTACAAAGACCCAATCATCTCTGCTTTGGATGTAGTTCGAATAATAATCCATCTGAGCCTCATAACTGGTTTGTTGCTCTTCAAGTTCTGTTGATACTCTAGCATATCCCGCCACTCTTCGTTTCCTTGCGTTACCAATCGGCTGAGCAGTAACTCTGCTTATGGTAGCCGGAATTGTGGTTACTCTCTTTGCCATTCTAGTTTCCTCCCATCTTTGAAATTAAATTTTGCTTTGTCGTCAAAAAGGATGACTTCTTCCACCTCTTGGATGAACCTCACTTCGTAATTTGCCTTATCTCCTAGCAAGGCTACCGTAGCCATTCTTAGCTCATCCTCATTTAATGATTTCAGGTCACAATAAGCCATTTTATGCTTTCTCTGGCCGTCACAAGTCCACCTCTCGTAATATTCCCGGATAGTTGTTTTGCTGTGAGCAATCGGATTTCTAATACATTTGGATCCGCATTTGCCACATCTAATCTTTCCTGTAAAGCATGTTCTTCCCCTCGGCATTGAGGAATAATCCCTTTCCCATTTCTTAATCTTTCCATTCTTAAAGTAGAATTCTATCCTACCATCGAAAACTAGGATCCTATCAATTTCCTTTTGAAATCGTTCTTCATCCAACTCCTTATTTCCTAATATATGTGCTGAAGCTGTCCGAAGCAAATCCTCATCGACCGGATGTAAATCACAGAATTTGATTCCCTTGGTTTCCCGAGCATTGCATGTCCATCTCTTATAAGAACTTCTTTCTGTTGTTTTACTGTGAGTAATGTTCCGGCGGCTACATTTGTATCTGCATTTGCCACATTGGACTTTACCAGTAAAGCAAGTAATCTGCTTGTTTTTATTTGGTGCTGTTTTGCCACGCTCCACACGAGCTCTCTCCACTTCCTCGAATAGTTCTTTACTGATAATTGGTTCGTGTGCTTCCTCCACACGATACTTCGGTAGTTCTCCATAATTCAGAGTTTTCTTTCGTATCTTGGGTGAGTAGCTTTTCTGCAACACTAGGTTTCCAATGTAAATCTCATTTTGTAGTAGATCTTTGATGGATGCCCTCGTTAGTGGATTTCCGTTTATACCCACAACCCCTTTTTTGTTAAGTAGCTTTGGTAACTGAAGTGTTGAAGTGCCAGCAAGGTATTGCTCAAAAATAAACCTAACTGCTTCAGCTTCATCGGGAACAATTATGTATTGGTCACCGTCCCATTCATAACCAAAGGCTCTGCTCGCTGAATGAGGTTCTCCTTTTTCAAACCCCTTTTTGATGGCCCATTTTATGTTCTCAGACATACTTCTGCTTTCTTCTTGTGCAAAGGATGCCAGAATGGTCAGCAATAATTCGCCATCCCCACTCATAGAGCTGATGTTTTCTCTTTCAAATCGCACCTCTACTCCAATGTCTCTCAGATGACGAACTGTTTCCAAGAGGTCTACCGTATTTCTTGCAAATCTGCTTATTGACTTTGTAAGCACTATGTCGATTTTTCCTGCGTCGCAGTCTGCAACAAGACGCTTGAAATCGTCACGTTTTTCTGTATTGGTACCAGTAATTCCTTCATCAGCGTAAACACCAACATAAGTCCATTCCGGATTTTTTTGTATTAAAGTGCTATAGTAACTAATCTGTGCTGAAAAGGAATGTAAAAGCACTTCTGTATCTTTGGATACTCTGGCATAAGCAGCCACCTTTTTCTTTGGTTTTAGCTTCGGTATAGCTGCTCCTATTTTGCTGATTTTTCGCATAGCATCGACTCCTTTCCAACACTATATATCACTCTAAAGGCCTACTAATTCAAGTGAATGTCAGAGAATAATGTGCCGAAAATTGGGCGATATTTCTTTAGCATAATTGTATCAAATTCATGATAATCCTCCTCGGATATCATACCGTTTTCTAGCATTGATCTAGCAACACTCATTGTGGTCTGATAGAGCTTTTCATTTCTAAATTGATCTTCACTCATCCCGGCCACCTCCAAATCGGTCAGCCACATAGCATTCATGGCTACAATACTTCCTACGGGAATTGCCATAGACTTTGAATTGCGTTTTACAGTGAGGACAAGTAAATTCATACACAGCTTTTCGCTTTACCTTATCAAGATTGTTGTTCCACCACTCCATTCTGCACTTGTCTGAGCAGAACTTTTTCTCTTTCCTTCCTTGGTTCTGTTCTATAGAAACACCACAGCACTTGCAAAAATGCTTACCTTCAGCTACTTGCTCTTGCACTTTTGGTATATCCACTGTTGTCTTGCCTGTTAACTGGTTTCTTCTGCAAAATGACTTTATTGTGTTTACTGAGATACCAAGTGTTTGAGCAATCCTAATATATCCATACCCATCAGCACGTAATTTTGCTATTTGTAATTTCTGTTCTTTCGTCATTGAAATAGCACCTCCAATCGTTGAGGAATTATCCCTCTAACTTCCTAAGGACAGAAATTATTGATTTGGACGGAAATTTTCACAAAAGAAATAGCCGCCAAGTGAAATAAATCACCCAGCGGCTTTAACAGTAGACTATTCTATTTTAATGCTTGCATCGTCAAATCCAGCAGCCTTGACCTTGGAAAGTATTGTTTCAGCGTTGGCTTTCTTTTCTTGCTTCTCTTCTTCTATATGAATATCTGAAGTCTCACTTTTACTGTGCTTCTAGCAGAGAAACGGTCTCCACGTGGCGAAACACTAATTTATTGAATTTATTGTAATAGGAATTACAATATAATCCTTCTACTCAATTTACCAATTTCAGATGGCAGTTTCTTTATAATATTATCAATAAATACATTATCAACATTTAATGCTTCCATTATTTTTTCAGCATAAATGAAAGTAGTATCATTACCTAATAATTTTTCATAGTAATTTGTACTGATAGAATCAGCCAAATGCATTATTTTAACTTCATCTACATATTTTTCTGCAAGCAATGGCGAATGATGAAAACCAACCACTTCTACTATTTCATCGGGTAAGCCCCATTCTTTACATATCCACATACCAACCTCTGCGTGCGTTAATCCATTTAGAACTATTTTTTCTGCTACAATTTGATGTATTCCTTTTAGTTGTAACTCATAAATTTTATCTAAATAATCTGGCAAACAAATATCCAATACCGTTATTCCAATATCATGAATTAATCCATAGGTAAACATTTTATCTTTATTACATAATTTAGTTTCATCTGTGATCAAATAGGCAGCAAGTGATGTTCCAATACAATGTTTCCAATATTTGTTATTTTTGAAGAGCTTTGATCTTCCCTTATTATCTGGTAATAACAATCTTGTAACATAAGATATTGCTATGATTTTTGCATTTTTAGCTCCCAAATAGTTTATAGCATCTTTAACCGTCTTTATTTCACGATTTAATTTAGAATTATAATTCAGTACCTGTATCAGAACAACTTCTAATTGAGGAAAACGTGAGAAATTCTCAACACATTGGTCTATATTATATTCAACAGGTTCTAAAAGCATTTTTAATATTTCACCGAAGTCTTTCGGTATTTGTGGCAAATGCCCCGAAGCTTTGATTAGACTAATAATTTTATGTTCATCCATATTTAACCCCCACAGCAAAATTTTAAATTTACGAGATACCATTATTACTGCTATTATTTTAACACATAATGATACGCTATTGTACAAAAAAAATCTACTATATGTTGAATAATCCGTCGATAATTAGTAAGGCTTTACAATTGTCTCCCTAAAGAGCATAAAAATAACCCGAAGTGTTTTAATTAACTCCTCGGGTGTTAATGTAATCAAATATATTTTATATAAGCGTCAACAAATCCTGCCTTCTTAGCTTTGACTAGCAAGACTTCAGCATTAGATTTAGAAGTAAAAGCACCGACCTGAACCCGGTAGTATTTCTTTTCTTCCTTCTCCTCTTCTGCCATAAGCCCATCTTTTACTGCATTTCTAAAAGAGTCCATGGTCTCACCATGTCTTGGAAACCAGTGCATCACATCTGCATGGTTACTGGCTATACCAAGTTTATATCCTTCACTGTGACAGATGATATTATTTTCATTCAGACCATATAGCTTACAAAGATACACGCAAAGCTCTACTGCCTCCTTAAACACCTTACGAAAGTATGATCTATCGGTTAAGTTATCCTCACAAATCTCAAAGCTGATATGTGTGTCATTACCAGACCCTTTCCACCCACTACTACAATGCCACCCACGATGGTTCCACGGTAATGTTTGGTAGGTGGCTATCGATCCATCTGCTAATTTACCAATGAAGGCATGAACACATACTTGCTTTCCTCCTGGTTTATCTTGATTCCAATGGTTATTGTATCGATCCTTACCAAGCAGTCCGTCATCTGGAGCAATGTATCTCATAAGCCATGGATTACTTGCACCAGTTGAATGTACCATAATCCCTTTTGGATTAATGGTTTTACCTACTTTATAACAAGCATTCTTTGTTAAAATCAGTTTGTGTAGGTTCACTTTTTATCCTCCCCTTAGTCATGTAATTGCGCTAGGATATCTTTTAATTTCTGTGGTATCGGAAGACCTAAGTGTCCAGCATTTTCTAACATAGAGATGCCCTCATTGGAGCAATAGAAGAAAATAACTGCTGTCCTTATTGTACTACCCTCTCCGATTAGATTAATATCAATGATATGGCCAATACCGACCATAATAAAAATGAGCACCTTCTTAAAGATGCCTTTGAACCCAATCTCACTGGATAATTTCTTATCAACAATCGCACACATAACTCCTGTGATATAATCTGCCACCATCAGCACAACCAATGCGTATAAAAACCCATCAAAGCCACCTAGGAACCAACCACAAAAGCCACCAATTGCTGTGAATATAACTTGCACCCAATTCCAAATATCCTTCATCATCAAAACCTCCTCTCCAAAATTATAAAAATAGCGACCCGTAAAGTGGGACGCAAAATGCTACTATAGAATTATTATTAAATCTTGTAACTGTTGCATGACATCCGCTCTTGGACGTCCAGACCCCATTGGTAGCCATGCTATTGTTGGAATATCAAAGGTAGTAGAAGCATCAAAGTCATTGATCATAGCAATCACAGGTTCAAGTGCTGTTCGAATCTCCACGATATGAACTTGCCACCGATTGATTGCTGTCCTTCCAGCCATAATCCCCTCACCCCAAGTAATAGGTGTCATGTGATGGAACTGACGAATCGTATTCGTTGCAACTCTAAGAGCTTGGATATGGGATGCTTTCACGTGTGTTACATTTGGCATGATTGTTTCAAATGGCGATGGAAGAACAGAAAATGTGAGCGTTGCCTCTGGACTTGATGACATCAAATCACTATCTAGGCTTCGAAATGTAACATTGTGGCTCCCCACTGCTAAAGCATCTGTTTGGAAAATAGTGTTCACTCGATTTCCAAGATAACCATTGGTAGAAAATTTTTCTGGATGATCCACCGTATTATACCACGCTCCATTATCTATCTTTACTTCTACTATCTGCGTTTGGCCATCCGGTTCTATCCCTGTAGTAATTAAAAAGTTCGGTGTGGTATGATAAGTAGAACTTCCCGGCATCGGACAAACAACGGTAGGTGCCTCTGGTCTACTATTCTTTCGTATCGTATTACTGACCACATAGGAAGAAATTGCATCCAAGGTATCTGTTACACCAATACGATACCTGGAAGCCGTCCCGGGGCTATTTGCAGCTTCTAATGTATAACTCCCGCCAGTATCACTAGAATTAATGGTTGCAACGGTTTCAAACGATGACCATAGCGGGTTTTCCATATAGGAGGTACTACGCTGGATTATATAGTTTTTAATCGGACTGGTTCCAGCGATTGTTCCGCTCCAAGCTAGGGTAACGATTGGTGTCTCATATAAAGTAGGGGAAACGGCAAGACTTGTGGGTGGTGTTGCTAATATATTCTTTCTTACGGTATTGGAAGAAACCTTCCAAGGTGAGTAATATAACTCTCCTGCAGCTCCAAGCGTTCGAATTCGAAACCTTCGATAATCACCACGTGTGTTAGCTGGATTGGTGCTTATCGATCCACTTGATGTTAAATAGGAAAAGGTAGCTAGGTTCATCCACTCTCCCCAGTTACTATTATCCGTGGAATCGCTGTACTGAATCTCAAAACCTATAAGAGTATTACCAGCTCCTCCAGCCGCCCCACTCCATGAAAGCACCACCGTGTTTTCTGCTACTGTTGTATTTAATGCAAATACGGACGGTTCAACACAGGCTGTGTTATTGCAATAAATAACGTTACTTAACTTCATCGTAGAAGTAGCATTTAAGGTATCCATGGTGACAATAGCAAACTGTGTATAAACTCCTGAAATATGAGAAACCATTGGCTGGTAACTACCACTACTAGCATTCAAGTTTAATGTAGTAAGTTCTTCCCAAGTACTCCAAGTGCTGTTATCGGTAGAAGTCCGGCTTAATATTCGATATCCTTTAATAGAACTGCTACCTCCTGTTGCTCCAGACCATATAAGTGTTATGATTTCATTGCTATAGACTTCCGGAGTGGCTACTGCTGCACTAGGAGCGGATGGTAGGGTATTCTTTCGTACCGAGTTAGTAGAAACCTTCCAAGTAGAATAATAGGAGCTACCAGCAGCTCCCCGTGTCCGAACACGAAACCTACGGAAATTTCCTCTTGTTGTTGGGGGAGCAACCGATAAACTCCCACTGGTCGCTGATGAGGTTATCGTGGTTAATGCTGTCCAACTACTCCAAGTGCTATTGTTTGTCGATTCACTATATTGTATTTCATAGGATGTGATAGCATTATTCGTACCCGCCTTTGCTCCACTCCAGGATAGCGTTACATTGCCTTCTGCAATGGTTTGGTTTACCAAACAAGAAGTTGGTGCTCCAGCGCCTGTTGTTCGGCTTTCCCAAGTAACGTTAAGAACAACCTTGGTAAGATCGTTTCTTCCTGTAAAGGATATATAGTTTACCGTACTAGAACCACCATCCATAAAGAGGCAATTACTCGCACCACTTCCAATGGAATCAATTAAAGCCGTTGCAATGTGAAACTCTTTATCTCCCAGTCCCGCTGATACCATATAGTTGTATCCAGAGGTCACTTTACTAGGACGTGGAGCCACGACATTCGTTGATGAGTTTACAGAAGGGATACCCGACTGATTTCCTGCATACAATGTCATTGTTCGGTCACTGCCCCAAGAACCACCCGCTAAACGTGTAAGCTCAAGAGTAGCACTTGTTGGATAGTAGTCTTTGTATTGGTTTCTTATTGTATTTAGATTAAAAATCATAACTCCTACACACTGACCATAGGATTCATACACCCCTTGACGAATGTTATCTGTGGTGGAAGGAATATAGCTTCCATCACGCCAAGTACAGGCATTCGTAGCTTGATAAGTTGCCATACATCTTCACCTCACTCATACACGGCGGTTACCAAGGAATTTACTGTCCCGCAAAGAGCAGAATTTAACCTTGTATCTGTTATGTTTCCTACTACGATGGATGTAGCCGCCTGTGGAACCAAGATCTCAGCAAGGCAAAGTTCGTACACATCACTATTTCTGGTTAGTGTTGGAGCAGTTGGTGTAGCAGCTGCTGTTCCAGTTAGTACTGCTACTATGATACTACGCTCAAGCAAACTCCACCGGACAACAATTCGGTCAATTCTTGGAAACGACCCGTTTGCAGTTGTTAACGTCTTATTAAGGGCATCTGTATTTTCATATCGATATCCGTTAATCCAAGCACTTCCCGTTGCTATACTAACTGTCATCCCCGAAACAGGTGCTACCATTAAGTTTGAAGTATCTGTATAAAAAATCCCGTTAGAGACCAGGCTTCCAAAATAGGTAGCAAAGTCAGTCGCATCATACACGCGGTCTCCTCCCGAGGAATTAAAAAATCCACTCTTCTCCATTTCAAATCCACTCCTTTATCAATGTTGGTTACACTGGGTCCACTAAAAAGCAAACACTAAACGGAAGCCATTCATTTCCTGTAATGCTTGGTGGGTAGGTATCCGTACCATAACGAGCTGCGGTACATTGTCCATTTGCATTTATTACAAACAGCCATTTATTTGTACTCGAACCCTGACATAAGGTTCGAAAATCATAGGGTGGTCGAAAGCCTTCTGGTAATGTAAACATGGTAGTCGCAGAAGCGGAATTGATGGTTGCCCCAGCAGGTGGGGAACATGCACCAAATAAGTTAACCGTAAGACCAACTCTTCGATATCGAGGACGCTGTGCGGTACCACTCGTGTAAACACTAAAACCATTTTGAAAATCCCCATCCTGAACAAATTGCCATCCAGTATCGCCACCATAAACAATACCAGTTGCTGCAGTACCATTTACGCACACGGGTCCTCCATCTAAATTCAGATATAACGGTGATGGTGAGCCATTGTTCCTGGTCATTATCTCGTTACCATCAAAAACCATATTGACTCCACTTGATGCACCAATCTGTAATGGATTATTCTCTGACGTAAGGCTAATATCACGGTTGGGTAATATAATCGCATTCAATTCTCCCGTCTCACTAAATGGAGAGGTGCGAACGATTCCATTATCAACAGCAGAAACCGTAAATGTCTCACTGTTATATAAAAAGGTGCTTGATACGGTTGGAAGATTAACCAAAGGTAGCAATGCTCCATCCCTTGGATCTACGATTAAATCACCGGATTCCGTAAGAGAATATAAGCCATTGATATACACCGTTCCATAATCAGAAAGCCAAACATAAATATCCCATATGGCTCGTGTTGGACTAGTAGACTTCACAATCTTTAGATCCGTTGGTAAAAATGGACTTTTATCCTTTACATAAGCCTGAACAAAGGACTGAATGGAAAAGGTAGAAAAGGATGATGTTGAATAAACATATCCTTCGATGGTTCCTATTTTGGGAGTGGTGCCAGTACCAAAGTAATCAAACTTAAATGAGATACGATTAAAGGCTCCGTTGATTACTACCCTTGCCACATGACAGTATTTTGGCTGCGTAGGATCATTACCTCCTGCTGTTGATGTATTTGCCGCAAGTTTAGCCGAACTTATCATGACTCCACCAGCAAATCGTTGTAGGTTATTCCAATTATTTGATTTTTCCATCAGCTCCTGAATTCCAGTTGAAGCACCAAGTGTTGTTTGAACATGACTAAAATCCGCTTTTATTTTTTGTGCGATGGTCAACTCGGCTTTGCCAAAAGTAACACGAATACTCTGTCCATCCGCATCATAGCTTTCTTCTATTTCTACGATTCGTGCCATCATGGATACACCCCATTTTTTTGAGATGACTTGAACTACTTGACCAAGGTCATAATCCTCTTTATAGACTAAATTGCTGTGGTTATTAATGGTCACATCAAAGTAATTTGACATAGCTAGTTCAGCCAATCTCGTCTGCCCTCGAAACAGTAAGGCTTCCTCATAATCTACTGGAAAATCTTCCATGCGAAGATCCTTAGCGTCCACAAAGGCTTCTCTACGGTTTTCACCTTCCTCATTTGTAATATAGACAAAGTAGCGCCCATCCTCACCCTCTCCTTCTCCACCAATCTTAACTGTATTGACATAGTTGGCTGTATTTTTGGTGAAGGTCTGGTCTAAAAGATTCTCATACTCCTTTGAAAATACCGCTTGAGATGGTGCTCCAATATATAGTGTTACAGTGAGATTCCCTGTCTTTGGTTGAAACACGGTCTTAATACCGACAGAAGCCGCATCACATAGCTCCTGTATTTTATCTAGCAGATTGCTATAGGATATTTGTTGTTTCACAGGGATGTTTAGAAACGGTGAGGAAAAGTTTATATTACTGATTTGGCGGTCTGGATCAAGCGGTGATATCACATGATTGTTAATCAGCTGACCAATACAGATGGAAAAATCAGCATCTAATTTTTCTGTACTCCATATGATTCTCCTGCCAAGTAAAACAGTAGCAAACCTTCCACTAACCGTAATCATCTCCTTATCGATCTGAGATAACTGTAAATATTCAATTAATCCAGCTTCTTCATCGTTATTCTTCCAGATGTAATTCCCTACTTGGAGTAATGTTGTATTCTCAGGAGAAGCGATCGCTTTTAATTCGAAAGCACCACACTGAGAATACCTCCTAGTCCACCTTAGATATTCAAAGGACTCAACGATGCCAATTAAAGCACGGTTTTGATTAAAGACATATAGTTCCATACGCTATACCCCCAGAAATTGTGGACGGTAATAGATATAAACATCCAACAGTTCTAAATTGACCTCTGCATCATAACGAAGGTTGTTTTTTCCCGGTGTGAGTTGAAAGAAATTTGAATCCGTATCTAATAGATAAAAGGCATTACTCTCTACATTATTAATCTTGCTTATTACCCTTTTCCCTGCAAAATGTGTATAGATACGAAACTCATCTCCCTGGCTCATTGAGGTGAGAATTCGAATGAATTCACCTGTATCCATGTGCAAAAGCTCTGGATTTGTCACAGGACCCGTAGCTTTAAAGATAATTTCACATCCACATGGTACATCACCCACATTTTTAACCGTAATAATCTGACTAGGCTGTCTTAAGCCAAACTCAATACCTTCCTCTGGTATCTCTAAAGGAAATTCAAGTAATGCATTCCAGTTAGCAAGCTCCTCTCGAACTTCATTTAAGGTTTCAAAAAATGGAGAGGGACAAAGTAAACTTAAAAAGAATTTAGGTATCCGTTCTCTTAAAGACACGCGCAAAGTAACATCCTCTAAAACACAGGGAATCTGTTTCTCTTTCAATGTTAGCAATCCCGACTTTTTCGGACTAAAGAACCTTAGGAAATTCTGACGCAGTTCATAGGCTTCCTCTGCTGTTGCCGCCAAAATAGTCCCCTCAATGGTGATGTTTCTCATATCAAGTGTGGAAGAAACATAAAAAGCGCCATCTTGTTCCGGTGCTTTAAAGGTTGTAACGGTATTACGAATGCTCCCAGTACCATCTAATTTCTCTAAAAAATATGGCTTCCTATGTCTTAGGGTTAGGCTTTCTCCATCCGAATTAATATAGGTTAGTTCCATAGTCCCTCCTTAATACTCCATTGCTAGTTTTTGAGATAAGTTCTTAAACTCTCTCGCTAGTTCTTTTTCAGATAATGCTTTCGGTGTTACTACCGATATGGTTTGATTAATCGTAGTGCCTCCTGATTCCGTAAGTCCATAGCTTGAACGCCTACCTTGTATACCGGTGATTGCCAAATCGGTATCTAGGTCAAATTCCGTAGGGATGGCATTTTGCATATCACGAGCAATCGATGTCATGGCATCCTCAAATCCGACACCGATACCCTCACCCATGTTAAAGCCTAGTCCTGCAAATAGTTTCGAAGGAGAGCTAATACCAAAGAAATTTTTAATTCGGTCTGTTAAGGAACGAAAGAACCCCGATACCTTATCCCAAAGCCAGCCAGACACATCAGAGATACCCTTCCATAAGCCTTGTATTAACTCCTTACCAAGATCACTCATCTGTCCAAGGTTTTCTAAAAATGCACCAATGATGGAAGAAATAATGATAGGTACTGCTTTTACCAATTCTATAATAATCGTTGGTAAGGCCTCTATTAGGGCTAGGAACAAATCCACTCCGGCTTGTATAATGAGAGGTAAGTTATCAATCATGGTATTGATAAGAGAATCAATAATCTTTGGAATGGCTGTTACTATTTCCTTTATAATCTGTGGCAATGCTTTAATTAGAGATACCAAAAGGTCAATACCCGCTTGTATCAAAAGTGGTATGGACTGAATAATTGCCTTAATAATGGCATTGATAATCTGTGGTAATACTTTCACAATACTTGAGATAATTTCAGGCAAAGCCGTAACCAAAGATACCAAGAGCTCGATTCCGGCATCAATGATTTGTGGAATCGCCTCAATCAAAAAGTTTACAATTGCTTCTATGATGGCTGGTAGTTCATCAATCAGCTGTGGTATTGCATCTAGGATACCCTGCGCCAAACCTAGGATTAACTGTAATGCTGCATCTAATATCAAAGGTAAGCTATCAATTAGTCCCTTAACTAGTTCAATCACTGTCTGCACCGCAGCCGGTATTACCTGTGGTAATGCTTCCGCTATTCCTTGTACCAATGTAGCAATCATCTGTGCTGCAGCAGTAATTAAGGAAGGTAAGGTTTCTAAAATGCCATGAACCAGTGTCATTAAGAGAAGGACTGCCGCTTCTGTGATTTGAGGCAACGCCTCCGTGATTCCCTGTACCAATGCAAGAACTACTGTGGATGCAATGTCTACTATCATTGGAAGCTGTTCTGAAATAAAAGCAATCGCTTCTTGCAATATACCACTGAAAGCATCAATTAGCCCTTCTACTCCATCCTTTTCAAATGCCCTTGATAACTCATCAACCCAATCATTTACCATAGGAAGTACGGTTCCAGAGAGCATACCAGTTAGGCCTTCCGCTAACTGACCTTTTAGCGATGCCACCCCATCTTCCAAAGTGGCCATCTGCCCAGAAAAGGTTTTTGACTGCGTTTCCATTGCACCATAAAAACGGCCACCTTCTGAGGTCGCAGAAGCAAATGCATCAGCTACCATATCTGCACTGATGGCTCCCTTAGACATTTCGTCCTTTAACTCACCAATGGATTTACCTGTTTTACGAGAAATTTCCTCCAAAGGGTTAAATCCTGCATTGATCATCTGCATCAAGTCCTGGCCAGTAAGTTTTCCTGTACTGGACATTTGAGCAAATGCTAGGGTCAAAGATTCAAAGTTCTGCGCATTACCCTGAGAAATATCACCTAGTTCTTTCATGTGTTTTTGAGCTTCTTCTGCTGTCATTCCAAAGCTCATCAGTGTCTGTGCGGCACTTGCTAAATCCTGCATACCAAAAGGTGTTGCTGCCGCTTCCTTCTTCAAATCATTTACCAGCTTATGCGCTTTTGCCTCATCACCAAGCATTGTTGTAAAGGATGCTGTATAGCTTTCCATTTGAGCATTGTATTCAACACCATCTTTCATAGCACCAACAAACGCTTTTCCAATTCCCGCAATGGCGCTACCTAATGCAGTAATACCACCGATGATTGCTTCTGACAAAAGATTTGCTTTAAGCATATCACCAAATACCGATGTCTTTTTACCCGCATCGTCCATCTCACCGCTTAGATCATCCACATGATCTGCTAGTTGTTGTGCAGCACTAGCGGCATCTTCCATGTTCTGAGTACTATCATCTGTGCTGTCTGCATGGCTGCTTAAGGCTTTATTGTTATCCGCTAATTCACGCTCCATACCATTTAGCTCGGCTTGTGCTTTATTAAGCTGGATTTGCCAATTCTGGGTGCGGCGATCGCTTTCACCAAAGGAGGAGGCGGCATTATCAAGAGCAGCTCTTAAGGTTGCTATTTTATCCTTTTGTGCATCGATTTCCTTATTTAAGACGGTATTACGAGCCGTGAGTGCCTGTATCGATTTATCATTTTTATCAAACTGACTGGTAATAAGCGTCATTTCGCTACCTAGGACTTTGAATGCTCGATTGATATCCGTAAGCGCTTTCTTAAATTCACGCTCGCCTTCGATTCCGATTTTCAATCCGAAATTGTCTGCCATGCCTTCACCTCCTCCTATATGCCTAGTGGAATAATGTCATCAATCGTTCGTGTTTTCTTTGGTTTTTCAATACCATGCCACTGCTTATGGCAAGCCCATAAATCAAAGAACAAACCAATGGGCATAAGCCAAAATTCCTCTGCACTCATACCCATTTGAACGGTTCCATAGTAAAGAAGCCGGGTAAAGACTTCAGCGTCCGTTACCCGACTTCCACGTTTTTTGATGTAGCACCTCTTGCGATGCTTTCTTCCTCACTTTCTACATTGCGTTTTGTTCCTTTAAACATTGCCTCCGTAATTGCATTCTTATATGCTGCTAAATGAAGTGGTGTGGTAAGAAGTTCCACCTCTTCTTCTGAAAGCAACTCCAGTGGCTTTTCCTTATTTTTTAAGTTGTGAATTAGAATAGACTGATTTGCAAGTAAGGTAATAAGCCATACAATTTCATCCAGCGCCATCTCAAAATTTTCAGTTTTTAAAAGCTTTTCTCCAAGGTTTTCTAGTCCACCATAACGATTGGCAATCGCTTTTGTAGCTCTTGTTGTGAGAATGAGTTCATAATCTTTCCCATCAATGGTAATAAGCGCATTTCTCTCCTGGTCCATGATTACCCCTCCTCTGGTTCTGGTGTAAATACCGGCTCATAAACCTCGGTAAACCAACCTGTAATAGTAGCTGCCGATACACCCGCATCTCCCTCTGTAACTTCAGCTTTCCAAGGGTGCTTTCCTTGCCCATCCAGCTTATTTCTTCGCATAACCGTTCCTTCAATGGTAGGTGTCGAAAAGGTAATGGAATCCGCCTTTGTCTGGAGATTTGTAGCGGGTAGGGCAAACTTTACACGATAGAGCCAGAAATAACGGTAGGTTCCGTTTGCTTTCTGTGCACGAAATCCCACTGCGACAGGTGTACCAACATTCTCACTAGCAGAGATTAATACTCCGTTATCATCGGTAGATGCACCCGTTAAATCCGCTGCAACGGTTGGTCCGATGTCATCCACACCAAGAGTGAGTGTACCGCTGTTAAAATCTTTCACAATCTCAGCAGCACCATCATCCGCATACAAAATCGCTTCTACCAACTCCACGGATAATTCAGCAGTGATGGCTTTTGCTAGTACGGAAGGGACAGCGTAGGTCTCCTCACCATTCGTGTCCTCCGTTATTTTTGAATAATACAGTCTATCAAGACCGATTGTTGCCATAGGTTATTCCTCCATTTCTAATTCATATTGATATGGTTTTGCCACATCAATGGCATAATGATGATAGCCAGTCTCATCTTCATGGCCAATATACCGGCGATCTGTTATCGTAAAATCCGCACCCAAAAGAGTGCGGATAATCGTGTTTTTTATATCTGTATAACTACCTTTCACAAATAAGGAAAGACGAGCTTCCAAAACTTCATAGCCTGGTGTGTTATCTGCATGAACCTCAAACAAATCAATCAAAGGTGTAAGTACAAGATAGGAATCCGGAGGAACACCAGAAAACACACCTGTTTCTATAGGAATACCGCACAATTCTCCTATTTGCTTAAGCTCACTTAACATACTCATATATTTTCCACCTCCTGTTCAAATTTCTGTTTCATTGCTTCTATACAGGGTTTCCTAGAGGCGGATCTTGCTGGCTTTAAAAAAGGTTTTGGTGGCTGACCAGATTTACCATACTCAATGACATTTGCTATCATAGCATTGCTTTCTCCATTTCTTCGTGGTTCTTGAAAGCCTACCTTCACATTAAAATTACCATCCCGGTCTTGTTTGGCAGGGGAGACCCCCAAAGAGGAAACAAGCTCACCAGTGGATCGGCTTACTTCTTTGGTGCCACTTCCTATAACCGCTTGGAGATTTGATTTTACCTTTGATGCTACAATTTCTCCTCCTACTTCAAGTACCCTTGGAATAATCTCATCTGTCTTATTACCAAGATTAGATAGCTTTTGTAGAAAATCCTCTGGCATTTTTATGTCCACTTTAGCCAATACTCGCCACCACCTTCTTCGCTAAGACTTCGATATACATACCTCTTCCTTTTACATCCTCTACACTTGTAATCTCATATCTTTCATCCCCACAGCTTATTACCATTTTGGTAGAGACTTCAACGTTAGGTATTTTGCGAAATTGAAAAAGAGCGGTCGCTTCAGAAAACGCTGCCCTATTTGCCCATCTCTCATTCCCATGCTGTTCTTCCTTATACGCTTGTATAGATGCGATAATCGTATCACTAACCGTACCAAAGCCCTCACTATCTTTTATTGTTTCCACTGATATAAGATGAATTAGAGTATTCATTTTGCCAAAGCTCATCCCTACACCTTCCAATCTCTATCAAGCCGAAGTAACAAATTTACGGTATTCCAAACCTGCGCTCCAGCCTGTACATTATCTGAAAAAAAGCCACCCGTGCTGCCATCTCTACTTTCATAGAAGTGAGATGACAGCATTATAATGGCTTGCTCGGTAGTCGGTGGCATTGTATTCTCGTTATAGTACCCTTCACTTAAGTGCTGATAACTCTCAGCATATGCGATGGCAGTGGTGATGTATATCTGAAGAAGCTCGTCATCGCGGTCATGCTGAAGGATGAGATTTGCTTTCACCTTTTCAAATAGTGTCATCTCCACCACCATCCTTTTAAGGTGTATCTTCCGTCATAATTCCTGCGGTTCTTAGCTTACTAAGCAGAGCATTAAAATCCGTTACTAAGTCTTCTAAAGTCTCTGCACTACTATCTGCTTGATGCTCCGCCACTGGAATTTCAGGTTCCGTAGGATACGTTGGAACATATAACTTATTATCCTCTCCGATTTTTACGGATACGGTATCGGATTCTGATTTTGCTTCTGCCATAACCCCACCTAAAGTAGAATCGCTTGCTGCCAAAAGAGGGGAGGCAGAGAGGCCAGTAACTGTGGCCCCCTCCTTGATTTCTAGAATACCTCCGATAACGGTCTTTTCACCGCCCTGCTCGGTGTAGTTCTTTGTGTTATAACTCATAGATAGCACCTCCTATTAAGCCTTCTGTTGCAACACTTTAATCGCTTCCGGAAGAATCAACTTTCCATCCACACGCTGGCTTGCAAGAAAACCAACTTGACCCGTGGTTGCAAAGAGCTCATTTAAACGCTTAAAGGAACGACCTTGTCGGTCAGCAATCCAATAGTATCCAAAATCACCAAATGCAATTGTCTTAGCTCCTGCTTCCATGATCGGTGCATAGGCAGAAGTATAAACGGGACGATTTAACAGGGTGTCAGGGGTACCCGCTGTTAACGATGGCTGCCATAAATATTGTCCCTGACCATCCTTTAGCTTACGGATTGCTTTAACAGTTGCATCATTCATTAAGAACACCGCATTTTTGCGATATGGTGCTTTTAGTGAATACACCAGGTCAATGATTTCATCGGCTGTAATTGCGGTTGCTCCAGCAGCAGTAATTCCAACCTGTGCACCGCCTGTATTGTTAAAAATACCTGTCGGTTTTCCATCCGCATCTCCAATCAAAAATGCCTCTTCTTCCTTTGCACCAATCCTACGGGCAAACTCTGTAGAGATATAGCTCTCTAGATTAAATACGCTGTCGTTGAGAAGCTCATCCGAAACTTTAATCATAGTACCAAGCTTATAGGCACCAATTGATGTCTGCCCGAATACAGAATCGCTTTCATCAAACTCTTCTCCTTCATCAAGCCATGCCGCAGTTCCTTTCGTCACAACTACAGGGATCTTACGGTCACCACTTGAAGTCTGGATAATCTTTGCAAGTTTACGAAATACATTCTCTTCCTCAAGCGTTTGAACCAAGGTACGTTCAAATTCGTCCGGTACTAAATATCCTCCTTCCGAATCCGTACCAATAGAAAGTGCATTTAGCACATCATGACGAGGATTTTTACTACGCATTACATTCCAGAATGCCTTTTTGTACTCATCACTAGCTTTTCCCGTCTTTGTATCCATCCCTGGAAGTGCTGGTTTTCCTGTAAGAGGCAGATTCACAGGTTTATTTAACTCTGCTTCTAGAGCCTCTTGGCGTTCTAGTCTTGCGATTTCCTTGCCAAGGTTTACAATATCTTCTTCCATTTTGTCATAGGTGGCGGCATCCTCTGCGTATACGAGTCCATCATTTCCACGTTTTGAATCCAGAAATGCCTTTGCTGCTTCCCATGCTTTTGCGCGCTTTTCACGCAGTTCAAGAATTTTACTCATAATCGTTTCCTCCCTAATATTTCAATAAATTAAGCCGCTCGTAAAGCGGCTCGACTGACTGTGTTGCAATTGGTTTCTTAAGTTTGTTCATAAGTGAATTGGTCACTGCTCTTCTGCTAAATACAAAGCTGTCTTGTAACGGACTCGCCTCTGCTTTGAATAAAATATCATCTGCAAATCCAAGCTCGATGGCCTTATGAGCATTAAGCCAAGTTTCTGCATCCATCAAATGGGACAGTTTTGTTCTGGATAGTCCAGTTTTGATTTCGTAAGCATTGATGATGCTTTCCTTCACTTCATCGAGCATTGACATGGCCTTTTGCATCTCCTCACTGTCTCCAATGGCTATGGTAAAAGGATTATGAATCATCATGAGTGAAGTTGGTGCCATGAATACTTCTGTTCCTGCCATCGCAATAACGGATGCTGCCGATGCTGCAATGCCATCAATCTTTACTGTTACATTTCCTTTGTAATCCATCAGCATGTTGTAAATCTGTGATGCTGCGATGCAATCCCCACCAGGCGAATTGATCCAAATAATAATGTCACCCTCATCACTCATTAGCTCTGCTCGAAAAGCGGCGGGAGTAACTTCATCTTCAAACCAACTCTCCTCTGCGATTGCACCGTTTAGGTAGAGGGTTCGTGTATCTGCATCACGTACCCAATTCCAAAACTTCTTCATTCGCTTTTCCCTCCATTCCATTCTTTTTTGCAAATACTCCCGCATCCGCAAGTTTGGTCATATTGCCATTGATTAGATATAAATCACCACCTAGTTCAGTAGGGATACGGTCAAGATTTTCAAGTTCTCTGATATCATTTGCACTCATCCATCCATTTTGTCTAGCGGTTGCATAACCATTCATTCTCGATACATAATCACCACGAAGCAATCCATCCACATTGAACTTGGAAAAATAGAGTTTCTTTTCTTCCGAATTTAATAGAGCTCGACTAATCGCCTGTTCCCACCTTATTACCCATGGATCAAGAGTGTATTTTACAAACTCCAAGGATTGTTGCTCAATATTAGAAAAGCTCGATTTTTCCAAGTCACCAACCATATGTGGAGGTACACGAAAAATTCGAGCGATTTCATTAATTTGAAATTTTCTTGTTTCTAAAAACTGTGCCTGCTCTGGTGAAATACCAATCGGTTGGTACTTCATACCCTCCTCAAGTACAGCAACACGATGGGAATTGCGACTACCTTGATAAGCTGCATTCCAGCTATCCCTTACTTTTTGAGGGTCTTTTATTGTTCCCGGATGTTCAAGAACTCCGCCGGGTGCAGCGCCATTTGCAAAGAATTTGGCTCCATATTCTTCACAGGCAATCGCCATTCCAATGGCATTTTTGGCCATAGCAATCGGAGAATATCCTACTAGCCCATCAAATCCTAGTCCTGGAATATGGAACACATCACTTGCTCTTAGTGTGACTGTCATACCATTCATCGTAGGTGCTTCATCGGAATATCTAGTATAGGTATAATAAAGAAAACCATTGGAATCACGGTCAACACTCATACGGTTAGGCATAAGCGGATACAGAGCAATAATCTCACCTTTTCCATTTCGTATAATCTGTGAGTAAGCATTTCCCCATAATAAAAGATGAGTCATCATCGTCTCGCGGAAAACGAATGAGCTCATCTCAGGGTTTGGTTCATCATGAAGCAAAAAATACAGCGAGTGAGATAGTGCTTTCTCCTTACCGCCGCTATCCGTGTATTTATATAGGTGCAACGGAAGTCCTGCCACTGCCTCTGCTAGTATTCTTACACAAGAATAGACCGCAGTCATTTGCATGGCTGTATGTTCATTAACAGGTTTTCCACTTGTTGTACCTCCAAAAAGGAAGCTATAGTTACTTCCATAGGTTCGATCTTGTGGCTTGTCACGAGCCTTAAATATACTTGTCAATAATCCCATCTGCATCACTCTCCTTAAAAATAGGTATGAAAAAAAGCACCTGCTGATTGCCAGATGCTCCAAAAACAATTATTTATATAGTTGTTGAGTCACATACAAGATAATAAATTACTCTAAAACATAACGCTCATATGCTATTCTTTTACCTGTCTCAGTTTTAAAATTTTGCTGAATGCATTTCTTTATTTCTTGCTGTTCTTTTTTAATATCCATAACCGATAAGTTTTCTAATAAATCTGCTTCCCATTGTATCTGAAAATCTATTCCATCAATTTTAAATGGCGTATGATGGTTACCAATTATAAAACAAATCCTATCAATATGCTTGTTGTAACCAAGTTTTTCTAATATCTCCCGAGCTACTGCGGGTCCTTCTTTTTCTTGATAATGCCCTTCTATAGAGCCGTACTTGTTTTGTGCTTCTACTGCACCGATATCATGCAATATAGCAACTATAGAAATTAATTCTTTTTCTTCATCATCGATATTTTCGCCTTTCATTATGTCTTCTGCATTTTTTAATACTTTAAGTGTATGCTCTATTCCGAAAGGGATAACTTTAAAAACCTCTTTCATTTCTTCAATAATTCTTTCTTTATACATAGGTTACCTCCATGAATTAGCTGTACTTTGTTCTACGTTTAGTAGTGCTTATAGATAATAAGCAAATTATACCACAGAGCCCATGGATATTAAAGAATTAATAAACCTCTTCCATCATAAACTGAATTACTTGTTCCACCACCTCGAATTGCTCGGTCAAGTGCCATAATGGTTGCTACTGCACCATCTATTTTCTCCGTTGATTTCTCCTTGTCCGGCTTAATATTTCCTGCTGGGTCGGTTCGAATAAAAATGTTATCCATCATCCAACGAAGTACCGGATGCCCACCATGTGCCAGTTTTTCCTCCAAGGTAAGCTTCATTAACTCTTTTGTAGGAGGACTCATATCTTTAAAGCCTTGACCAAAAGGAACCACCGTGAAACCAAGATTCCCAAGGTTCTGTGTCATTTGAACTGCTCCCCAACGGTCAAAGGCAATCTCTCTAATGTTATACTGTAATCCTAATTCTTCAATGAAGTTTTCAATGAATCCGTAGTGAACCACGTTCCCTTCGGTGGTGTGTAAGAACCCTTGCTTCTCCCAGATATCATAGGGAACATGGTCCCTTCTCACCCTTAGGTCAAGATTATCTTCCGGTATCCAAAAGTAAGGTAAAATAATATACTTGTCATCATCATACTCTGGTGGAAAGACAAGAACAAACGCTGTTATATCCGTAGTAGATGATAAGTCCAATCCACCATAGCATTGTCTACCTACAAGGCTTTTAGGGTCTGTTACAAATGAGCATTTATCCCACTTTTCCATAGGCATCCATCGTACAGATTGTTTCACCCATTGGTTTAGTCGTAGTTGCCTAAACAAGTTTTCTTCTGCAGGGTTTTGCTTTGCACTCTCACAAGCGATTTGTATTTTTTCAATATCAACAGTAATGCCCATCGAGGGGTTGGCTTTCGCCCATACCTTGGGATCTGTCCAATCATCATCTTCATCTGCACCATAAATGACTGGGTAAAAAGTAGGGTCAACCTTTCGCCCTTCTAGGATGTCCTTAGCCTTCTGGTGTACCTCATAGCATATTGAATGCGTGTCATTTCCTGCAGTCGTAATCAGAAAGTACAGTGGTTGCTTTCTTGCATCCCCAGAACCGTGAGTCATAACATCAAAAAGTTGGCGATTTGGCTGTGCATGTAGCTCATCAAATACAACTCCATGTACATTTAAACCATGCTTTGTATATGCTTCAGCAGAAAGAACCTGGTAGAAGCTACCAAGCGGTTTATATACTAGCCTCTTCTGAGAAAGAACTGGCTTTATTCTGGCTTTTAGGGCTGGACATTGCTCTACCATCTCAACCGCCACATCAAAAACTATAGAGGCTTGCTGACGGTCAGAAGCACAGCCATACACCTCTCCTCCATGCTCAAAATCACCACATGTAAGGAGTAGTGCTACTGCCGCTGCAAGTTCAGACTTACCTTGCTTTTTAGCAATTTCAATATAAGCGGTATTGAATTGACGGTAACCATTCGGCTTCATAATACCAAAGACATCTCTAATGATTTGTTCCTGCCAATCAATTAATTCAAAAGCCTGACCATACCATTCACCCTTCGTATGCTTTAAGCAATTAATAAAGGACACCGCTTTATTGGCAGTATCCTTGTTATATACTGAACCATCTGCCTTGAAGATGGTTGGCTTGTATGTTTTGAGTTTTCGTATTGCCACCACCTCCCTCAATATTGAAAAAGGAACCCTTGTGCAGAGTTCCTTCCCATTCATGTCATTTGTTATTCTCTGACTTCACCAGTAAGAATAAAGCGAATATAGTCATCCCTACGTTCAGATAGGTAATCAATCAATTCATAGTACCCATCACGTTCTGCAATATCGATAACAACAGGAATGTCAAACATATTGGTTTCACCTGTATCCCTTATAGCTAGAATTTGCTTTTTTATTGTCTTTTCCATCATGACTCCTCCTCGTCGGTGCAGATTATCATTCCCATTTTCAATTCTGTATAAATCTTGGTGTATCGTTCCCGTTCACTGCCTTCGCTCAGCATCATAGCTTTAAGGAAGAACTCTTCTGCCTCGGTTCTTGTCTTCCAAGTGTCCTTTCTGCCATAACAGATAGTTGTTACGGCAGGAATAATTGTCACAATATCCTCACCTATTATTACATTCAGTCTTGATCCATTCTCCCATTTCATAATTAAGTTTCCAATATCATCAACCGCATGAACAATCCCTTTTGTTCCGATTGGAGGTGCTTGTGGATCATCCATCTGCACTAGCTCTACCATAATACCGATAGGATACTGTTTTCGAATTCTTTCAACTTCTTCTCTACTTGGAAATCTCATTCTTGACACCTCCTTTGAAAGCGGATGAACCCGAAAGGTTCTGTAGTAGAATTTTGCGTTCTTTTTTGTATTCGTCACCAATAAAGCCTAAGCGAAGCAGGAAACAGCGGAATGCATATTTCTCATTGTCTACCGCCTTCCCTTTTGCACTGATGCGTTTTTGGGTTCTTGCCATTTCACAAATGCTGTAAATGAAGTGTGTGTAGGCTGCAACCATATCACTATCATTAGGCATGAATGAGAACCAAGGGAAAGAAACCTTCTCATCATCCTTGTGAATCGGAATGCTATCTATTCCAAGTGCCTTTTTGATAAGGTTTCCTTTTGCCTCGATGATGTGCTGTAGGTTTTCCATGGTGCCTTCATCAAAGTAGGTTGCAGGCATTGCCACTGTAAGCCCCACAGTTTCGCTTTGTGGCGCTTCTTCTGTAGTATTGGTAGCATTGTTTGATTCTTCGGTTATTTCCGCCACAAAGCCTTTTTCACCAAGTTTCTCAAGCAATATTTCAATCTCATTACTATCTGCCCTATCATCAAAAATAAGTGTACCTTCCTTGTCTACTGTGAAATAATCAATTTCATATGCGTAGGTTGGCATTCCTTTGTATTTTGATTTTAATCCTGTGATATCACAAATAGCCGTGACTAATGATTTTCTTTCTTTACCTATGGCGTTGTATTTAACTTCCATCATGTAATCCTCCTTGTTTTTTGCACTTACATATATCACTCTAAAGGCACATAATTGCAAGTTAATAATGTGGAATTAGTCATTATTATTTTGTGTGTAATAATCAATACCTGAAAGCACAAATACTACATTAGGAAGAGCAACACCATTGCCCCACATTTTATATTCCGCTGAATCCGAGTGAGGACGTTGCAACCATTTGATAATTTGCTTTCTACTTTTTGGTTTCTTAGCTTTCCCTATTATTCTTCTATGTGTTTCAAAGACATCCATCCAGAAAGCAATTTCTTCTTCCGTAGGGTCTTTTGTTTCAAGATCACTACACCACCAATCAGGGAATCCTTGAAGTCTCGCACATTCTGTAGGTGTCAGCCTTCTTACAATATACTCAGGCTCTACAATATGATAATCACCACTAAAGGCTTCCTGATTACCAAGCCACTGCTTGGAACTCATACTGGCAGCAAGTGTTCCAAACACTTCTTTTCCAGATGCTGTCTTTACAACATTAATCAAAGGTGGGTCCTTATAATCTGTAGCCACAAGTGTATTTGCAAGCTCTGTTTCTACACTGGTAAAGAAGGATGCCTTACTGGATGAATAGGTTGGAGTTGCTATTGCACTCGGTCCCTGCGCATTTAGTGTTGAAGCGATTCCTTCATTGTTTATACCTAAGTTTCTTGCAAAGTTCTGACCACAATTAAAGGTTTCTCTATCAATGGCATAGACTACAGCATGCTTATCCACGGTATTTAATGTGAAAGAAATGTCCTCGCTCATACCTTCCCCACGTGGTCCATTACAATCTTTTCTCCCAATCATCGATCCTTGCAAAGCAACCACAGCAATACCACCTTGATTACAGGATGGATTTCCACCGTTGCAATCCACCGTACGTGAAGTCTCTGCCTTATAGATACCACTGTGAGGATTATCAGATTTCATTGAGTTGCTATCCTTAGAACAAATTCCATAAGCAGTAGGAACAAATAAGGTTTGATCGTTATTACAAGAAATCGTAGCAGATTTATTATCTTGTATTAAGGCTCCTTTACCTCCACCTTCACAGCCACACCGTATTTTTAATGTCTTTGGTGTTTCCATCACAAAAGGTTGGTTATTACCACCCGTACCAAACGTGGCAAGAACTGTCTGTACTGTTTTAAGCGGTCCCACATAGCGACTGTCCTGGGAGTGATTTTCAAATACCAGTGGAGGGTGGTTTGATTTAGCTCGAAGGGTGCAAGTCATATCCTCCGTCACATCCATACGATTCCCACCCTGGTCATTTAAGCAGATTGTGCCTGTTTCTCCAGTGCCATCTTTAACATAGGTGGTAATTCCTTTCCAAGGCTTGATGCTCTGCGAAGAATACCTTGACAAGCCTTCGGACTCAAATAATATTTTTCCGGCACTCCTACCTGTAAAATCTGCGACAAGGTAGATACGTTTTCTTCTTTGGGGTACTCCCCAGTATTGCGCATCAATTGTTCTCCAGGCGATGGAGTAATCTTCTCCCACGATTTCTCCTGCACTAAGCCATTTGTTAGGCTTAGGAATAGATATGGTTTCATCTTTAATCCCTGTGATGCTTTCGAGGACTGCCCTAAAATCCTCTCCTTTGTTTGAAGAGAATGCTCCGGGGACATTTTCCCACACGATAAATCTTGGATATTGCCCATTCGTTTTGCACCTCATTTCCTTAACAATTCGGATTGCTTCATAAAAAAGGACGGATTGTTCTCCGTCCAGACCTGCTCTTTTCCCTGCTACACTCATATCCGTGCAAGGAGAACCGAAAGTAATTATATCTACAGGCGGAAGCTCCCCGCCGTTTAGTTTGCTGATATCTCCATAATGTTTCATCTGTGGGATACGTTTGGTTGTAACCCTGATTGGAAATGGTTCAATTTCAGATGCCCATAAAGGTTTAATACCACATAGAATACCTCCCAAGGGAAATCCCCCACTACCATCAAAGAGTGAGCCGAGGGTTAGTTTATTCATTCTGCATTCACCTCAAATAAAAACAGCCGCTTTATCAACAAAGCGACTGCATTTATCTTTCACTAACTCTTTAATTCTTGGCGGTGCCTCTGGAACATCGTTGTAAATGCCGTATTCCTCAAATAAGATTTTTATTCCTTCATTTCTCGCCTGTACAGCTTCCATAAAAGTCTTATAATAGCCAAGATGAATATCCGTTTGACAGTATTTAATCCTTGCACGATATTTATTTCTTGGTGAATAATAGCTGACTCCAGACACCCCAGATGTATTATTCTTCTGTAGCCCTTGGTTAAATTGGTTTTGCTGATGAGTACAAATTCGCAAATTGCTTTTACGGTTATCAAGTGGATTATGATTGATATGGTCAATTTCATATCCCTTTGGAGAATTTAAAATAAATCTGTGTATGCATATTCCTTGCTTATTTCCAATATAGTTTATTGAATCACCGCTCTTATTACAACGATACCAAGGAATATCTTTGATTATATTAAAATCCTCAGTATCAAAAATAAATATTTCACCTGTGCTTACAATACCGAAACCTGTCTTTCCATCAGAAGAAAACCAATAGCGATTTGTTTTTGCTCCCACCCTAATCCCTATCCTTTCCTTTAATATCCTTTGCTACATCTGCATAACACAGAACCTTACCATTGCGCTCAACCGTTACATCATCACTATTCTTCTTAAACTCAACATAGCGTCTAAGTATGACAGATGCATACTTTTCGTCAAGCTCCATCATGTAGCAAATTCTATCTGTTTGTTCGCAAGCAATCAGTGTACTTCCCGACCCACCAAATAAATCAAGAACCAAACCGTTTACCTGGCATGAATTTTTGATGGGGTAAGACAATAAATCAATTGGTTTTGAAGTTGGATGGTTCTCATTTTTCTTCGGCTTATCAAAGGACCATATCGTACTTTCTGAACGTCCGGCATACCAGCGGTGTTTACCGCTTTTCAGCCAGCCATAGAGAATAGGTTCATGTTTCCACTGATATGGACTTCTGCCCATAACAAAGCTATTTTTCGCCCAAATACATACACCACTTAGGTGAAACCCCGCATCAACAAATGCTTTTCTGAAATTCAAACCCTCGGTGTCAGCATGGAATATATATGCAGAGCCTCCGTCTTCAAGGCTATTTGCCATATTGGTAAAGGACATCAGCAGAAAATTGTAAAACTCCTCCGACTTCATACTGTCGTTCATGATAGTTAGCCCACTTGAACTCTTAAAGGACACGGCATACGGGGGATCAGTAAGAATAAGATTTGCTTTTCTATCATTCATCAGATTTTTTACTGTCTCGGCTTCAGTTGCATCACCACACACAAGCCTGTGTCTGCCAACAGTCCATACATCACCTTTTTCAACGAACGCTGCTTCCTCAAGAGCCTTTGTTAAATCAAAGTTATCCTCAACAGCTTCACTCTTATTAATACCACTAAACAGATCATCTAACTCTCCTATGTCAAAACCTGTAAGCGATACATCAAAGTCTGCACCTTGCAGATCTGTGATTAGAAGAGCTAGTTTATCTTTATCCCAATCTCCACTTATTTTATTAAGTGCAATATTAAGAGCCTTTTCCTTTTCTTCATCCATTTCAATGATTACGCATTCTACTTCGGTAATCCCCATATTTATCAGCACTTTCAAACGCTGATGACCACCAACAATTCTACCTGTATTTTTGTTCCATATAATGGGTTCAACATATCCAAACTCTTCTAAAGAGCGTTTTAATTTCTCATACTCTGGATCCCCCGGCTTTAGGTCCTTACGAGGGTTATATTCTGCAGGGAGCAATTCTGCTGTTTTCTTTTTTTCTATCTGCATTATTCGCATCTCCTCTCCAAAAGTTTATACAGTCCTTTATTTGCACCAACAACATCGCCAGCTAATGCTTGCCCACGTATTGTTTTATACTGTTGCGTGGTTAACCTTACTCTTTGCTTTTTTAAATGCTTTAAGAATATAATTAGAGTCATATGCTACCTACCTCTTTCTTCCTGATAAAAGAGCCTCCATAATATCATCCTGAGGATTTCCAATAAATGATGTCGTGCAATTCTGCTTTACGATATCAAAAATCTCATACCAAATAAGATTTGCTTGCTTTTGAAACGATTGGCTCATCTGTACAAATGGACTTGTTATAGCACCACCTGTTGTTGGATGTTTTCCTAAAAGTCCGTATGTACTAATCGCCTCCTCGCATTGGATATAACGGGTAAATGCTTGCGCATAAGCTTCAATCAATCGAGGGTTAACAAACTTCTCACACCCACGTTCTTTCAGCCATTTCCAAGTTTCGGTGTATAATAAATCTGCCCCTAACGGTTTACCATCCCTTTGCTTTACACTAAGGTAATCACTCGGAGCGGGCATATCTTCTCCGTACAATTCTACGACTCCCTCTGGTTCATCAATCTTAAATACGGTTTCAGGCTGTAGGTCTGGTACCTCTAATATCTTTGCTGCTTTGCCGCTTGCTATTTTATCAGAAAGTGGTAGTGGCTTATCACCTGCACGAACTCGTCTACCTCCTCTATTCGTTCCGTCTTTCGCCACATTTTTGCTCCTTTCTTGACTTGCAGGGGTTAATCCCCCGTTTGAACTGGACTTTTTTTGCGTGATGCCCCACGCCCGTTGCACAAATGTTAAGTTGTAGAGATTCATATCCCCCTACCTGGTTCCCCAACGATCTCCATCTCTGGCAGTGATGGCCGAATGACAAGGTGTACAAAGAGCCATCAGGTTTCTTTTATCGTGAGTTCCACCTTTTGAAAGTGGTAAGATATGATGCACCTCATTTGCTGGTGTCAACCTTCCTTGCTTCTTACATTCCTCGCAAAGGGGCTGTGCTGCAATATAACTATCTCGAATGCGCTTCCAAGCTCTTCCGTACCTACGGCGTACAGCAGGGTCTCTGTCGTACTTCTCGTATCGTTGGTTCTCCTTTTTCTGATGGTGCTCACAGAACCGTCCGTCTGTTAACTCAGGGCAACTAGGATATGAACAGGGTCGCTTAGGCTTCATTGGCATCTGCTTCACCTCACTTTTGGGCATAACAAAAGCCACCAAAGATCTCTCCTGCGGTGGCCTGTGTCATTACTTTCTATAATACCATTATACTATATTCTGTAATAACATCAACTCTCCTTTACTCTCCACTTGCATTAACAACAACCTTCTTCAATGCTCTATCACGCATTCGATAAGTATGCTGAATGCTATAGCCCATCTTGATAGCAACTTCCTCCCATGTACAGCCACAAAGAAAACGAAGCTCAAGCAAAGTCTGGTATTCCTTATTTTCTACTGCTTTGATACTAGCAGCAATCTGCCGCTTAATGTCCATTAACTGATGTATGTCACGATCAATTTCTCTTTGAAGGTCCACAATCTTTGTAACGACATTTGCCATAGAAGAAATGCTATGGTTGGGATTGCGAGGCATACCACTGATGGTAGAGGTGCATTTTGTTGCTAGTTCATTTAAGGAAGCAAGCTGTTCAAGCTTACTGTCAATGCGAAGGTCAAGTCGGTAGGCTTGGCTAAGGAAATCTAATGTAGTCATATCAGCCCACCTCCATTTCACGAATCTGCTTTAATAGCACATCACCATCCAGAGCAGTGAGCTCCCCAAACCAACCGGAACGGAAAAAGCGTTCTACATCATCCCGCTCTCCTTCATTTTTAATGATATTATTTAGCAGAGTAACCTTTCGAATATCCTTTTTCGCTTCCTCAGTATCTAGATCAGGAGTATGTGGATGGTGTTTTAGGAAATGGATTGCTTCTCGGTAGTCCTTAACTGCCTGTATGATAATGGCATTTGCTAGATTGGAAAATCCATCTTCAACTATAAAAGGTTTAACTTGCCTATTTTTGTACATAAATAGTACCTCCGATTTTAGAATTTTTTATTCCACTCGGATTTACTCAGATTGTCTCAGATTTGCAGATTAGCCTTTACAGCATCGATTAATGCGGATTGTGTATTGTTCTTTTCTGACAATGCTTTTAAAATTCTCTCATCAATCGTTCCTTTGGCTACTATGTGCTGCACCACTACGGTATTTTCAGTCTGCCCCTGTCTCCATAACCTTGCTATCGTTTGTTGATACAGTTCCAAGGACCACGTCATACCAAACCATATAATCGTAGAACCACCATTTTGGAGGTTAAGGCCATGTCCTCCACTCATTGGATGAAGTAATGCGACGGGTAATTCTCCATTATTCCATTTCCGAATACTTGCATCGGTATCCAGTTTTGCAAATAGAACCTTAAGATCTACTAGCTTCTTTGTTACTCTATCCAGGTCATGTCGGAACCAGTAAATTAGTAATATCGGTTTGCCATTGGTAGCTTCAACAATATCCTCTAATGCATCCAGTTTCTTATCATGAATTTCAAGGACTGTGCCATCATCCGTATAAATCGCACCATTTGCCATTTGACACAGCTTTCCTGAAAGAGCAGCTGCATTTGCAGCAGTGACCTCTCCATCACCTAGTTGTAACACTAAATCCTTTTTTAGCTCTTCATATCTCGCCTTCTCCTTCTCATCCAAATACACTTCATAATTACTACTTACAAGCTCGGGCATTTTCAAATAATCCTTAGATTTCATAGAAATCGTGATATCGGATATTTTCTTATAAATCTGTTCTTCTGCTCCTGGAAGTAATTTATAGCTATAAACAATCGGTCCATTCATCTTATCTGGCTTAAAGTATGCATTACGATACTGACCTATAAAACGACCAAGTCTCTCTCCCATATCAAGGAGACGAAACTCTGCAAATAAATCCATGTATCCATTCGTACTTGGTGTTCCGGTCAGTCCCACAATTCTTTTGACCTTTGGTCTTACCTTCATTAAAGCTCTAAAGCGTTTTGTCTGATGGTTCTTAAAAGAAGATAACTCGTCTACAACCACCATATCAAAATCGAAGGGCACACCGCTTGATTCAACAAGCCACGGTACGTTTTCACGGTTAATGATATAAATGTCTGCCTTTGCTTTCAGTGATGACAATCGTTCAGATTCTGTACCCACTACTACGCTATAAATCAGATGACTTAAATGCGACCATTTATTTATTTCGCTACTCCAAGAAAAACGTGCTACTCTTAATGGTGCGATAACAAGGATCTTGTGTACATCAAAACTGTCAAATAACAAATCATTTGCAGCAGTTAATGTTATCACTGTTTTGTCAACCGAGGCCCATATCCAATAACAATGCTGAAACATCATGCTCTTTTACATAATCAATGGCATATTTCTGATAATTGTGTGGTATGAACTTCATAAGGCATCACCTCCAATCTTTCGTAATATCGACTCGATTTGCTTTTCCTCATCAAGTACATACACTCTAAAACCTAACTCCCTTAATATTCTGTGTCTAGCAAGCTGCAGTGGTCTTGGTTTACCTCCCACTGCTTTTACCTCTACAAAACCGAGTTTTCCATAAGGTAGAAGTACAATACGGTCTGGCATACCATCAAAACCTGGACTTACAAGTTTTGGTGCAATGCCTCCCATATGTTTTACTGCTTTTACCAGCTTCTGTTCTATCGTTTTTTCTCTCATTTTTCCTCCAATCGGGAAACAAGCAACAACTGGCAACAGTATTTCCTATAATTACTACGCGGGCGTTAAGGCTCTATTCCCTTTAGTTAAAAACCATTTTGTATATATAAGTATTAGTTGTTACAGTTGTTGCTTATAGCCCCTAAAGCCTTTAGTTATCTGTGTTTTCTGTCTGGCAACAACTTCTCATATAAAGTCGTTGCTTACCATAGGCAGAACGCTTTCTCACTTTTGTCGTTCGTTCCCAACCGTCAATTTTGGTCATTAGTGCAGCTATCGCATAAGAGTCTGATGGTTTTAAATCAGATAGGCTTCGACCGAAACATTCGCACCAGATTTCAGCGTTACTTACAATCTTACGTTCTACGGTACCTTTTACAGTAGTCGGTGCATTTCTCTCCGTAATGTAATTTCGCCTTTCATAAATGTCCATCTCATCCCAGTTCTCTGGTAAAAGAATATCAAGATATTCTTCAACCATGCCCTGCCGCTCATCCACTTCCATTGCCTCTCGCTGTGCAGCCTCTGCTGCATGAAGCATGTCACCTTCCAGATACAATTTTTCATTTGCTTCATAATAATACTTTGCTTCTGCCCATATCTGTGCACGATCTTGTTCAGAGAAATTCCAGGTCTTTATCTGTTCCCGTCGATGGCATTTCACAACCCAAAAACGGCGGTTACCTGTAATATCACGAAGATATCCCCTCTCACCATTAACAGAGGCAATGATAATACACTGCCTTGGATGGCTTTCCACAGTCTTACCGTAGCTTGGTCTGTACTTATCATCGGTGGTGGATACAAAGGCTTTTACCTTCTCAATGTCCGCTTTCTTCATTCCAGCAAGTTCTGCAATCTCAACAAACCAAAAGCCCTGTAACTTTTCAGCTCCAGATTTATCATTCATATCAGTAAGAGAAAGTGTATCGGAGTAATATTGATCTCCAACTAAATCTTTGAAAAAGGTACTCTTTCCAATACCTTGCTCTCCGTCTAGCACCAAAACACTATCAAATTTAGTTCCAGGTTTATAGATTCTTGCTACCGCTCCTACAAAAGTCTTTCTAGTAACAGCATGAACATATGGTGTATCATCCGCATTGAAATACTTGATTAGTAGATTTTCCAGCCTCTTGATTCCGTCCCACTCTGGAAGCTGATTAAGATAATCTCGAATCGGGTGAAAATGCCTATCATCCGCAACTTTCATAAAACTGACATCATGATTTCTGCTTGAAAATGGAACGTATCTTACATCAGTCAAAGCTTTTAACTGTGCTGTATCCGCATCTCTCCAGAATTCGTTGCCACTTGGACGCTCCCATGGTACAGGACCAGTAATCTGGATACGATTTGCCATCTCATTGAAGGCGAAATTAGCGAAGTCCTCATCGTTGTTAAGTATCAGCATTGCATTCCATACGCTGTTTTCCAGCACCTTACTTCTTGGTTGATAACGAAGTAGTGTCCGCCAGTCTATATCGTTCACAAAATCTTCTCCCACCTGTTTTCTTTTTTCTTCAAGATCAAACAGCTTTACCTTTTCCAAAGACATGACAAACTCACACATCTGTTGGTAGGATTTTTTCTCATCATCATCCCCAAATCTATGGATGCGGACAATATCAAAAGCGTTGCAAAGTTTCAGATATGCCGGGTCTTTGGCATGATGGCTATACACAAATTTACCATCTTCCTTAATCTCAACACCTGCCATACTGCTTGACTCAATAAAGTGGTATCTGTCTTCTTTATCCGTAGGCTCATATATATCTTGCAAAAATTCGTTAATGGCAAGGTCGATTGGATAGTACACACGGTTGAACAGACCTACTATACCCTCTTTTTCAAGTGGATCTTGCACTTTTTGAATATGAACTGTATTCGCCTTACTTTCCCTTGAGGATGTCGGTAATCTCGTAGGATCTTTCCATTCCGGATGAGCTTTTAGAATATCTTCGGGGTCCAACCAATTCTTATTTACTTCTTTATAGACAAACACACCATTTGAAGGTGTACTTGGCCAGTACATCAGCTGATTCGGTTTATAGGAGCATTCGTCAAAATAATCAATACCAAGCATTTGTGCTAAGTACCTCGATACTGCCACAAATTCTTCTGGTGTCACATCCCTTTTCAGTGGATAGATAAGTCGCACTCTCGGATTATCCTCAGTACTACTATGGGTGGAATAAAGAATAGAGGAATATGGAGCCATAGACTCATAGCTATCAAGAAAATCTCTATCTATCCTGTCACCATCCAAAGTAATCATTGATCGCAATTCCACAGTATCAATTCTTCTTTGGCCATCTTTTAACGCTCCAGCGACGAAACCACCATGGTCTTTTACACTATCCTTTTGAGCCTTACTAAAGAGTGTATATTCTTCTACTGATTCCATTGTTCGAATTGTAACCTTCAGTCTCTCCTTCAACTCATCAAATGTAATTGTTTTATTTACCCATTTCTTTGTCTGTCGACTGTTTCCATATGCAATCGCTAAATTTCGCAATTAGATTCCCCCTGTCAAATGTGGTTTTTCCCCACGTTCAAACCTTGTACAACGAGCCAGGCGATAAGCCTTCTCAGTTCTGATAGGATCCATTGCCGCAAGGTAACTGGAATCATCACCAAACAATTCAAACTTTCCATTATGATTGATACCTGGATGTGCAGCGAAATAATCCCCATCAATCGTACGGAAGTTAAACTCATTTGGCCAATGTTTATGGTCACTGTATGCTCTATCCTCAATGTAATATATGATATCTCTGATGCAATCCCCATCCGGTATTTTACCTACTACTAGGATTGCTGTTTTTGATTTTTCACAATATTCGCTCTCCATTCCCAACTCTGCAAAACGATTTATCTTCCTTGCATCGTTATCATTCATCCGACCCTTAACTTCAACATAGAGGTCTCCGCTACTTCTACCATCAACACCATGAAGCAGAAAATCAGGAAGATACATCATTCCATTTCCAAGGTCATATCCTTCTGGTTCATATTCATATTCCACTCCACAGGCATCAAAGAATACTGCCCAGCGAGCTTCTAACCTCGAACGAAATAAATAACCGTTATAATATGTCTGTATTACTTTTAAATCAGTCATTTCGCTACCTCCTTAAAGTCCTCCGTAAAATAACGGATTCTCATGCGTTTTCGTTTGGCTCTTAGAATTTCAGCTGCCATACCTTCCGATATCCTTCCTCCAAACACCCACAACTCTGCACATCTTCCCAGCAGTACCATGTTCATGAACATGGCTAATTCCCTCTCGGTGGCTTCATCCATAAATTGCGGAAACAACAGATGTGGGGCAATTGGTATTACTCCCTTGTTTACTGCAAATCTGCTATACTCTCTAGCTTTCATGGTGTTCCATTCTTCATTTCCGGCATATGGAGAGCAAATATAAACAAGTGGTCTGTAATTCCTCCTTCTTTCTTCACGCTCTATGCCATTGATCGCTTCAAAAGGAACAGGGTCTTTGTAGCCTTCTGCGTTATACAAGCTAATACCCAAGGTCTCACCTCCTTCAAAAATATTCGAGGACAAAATATCCCCCTAACTTCCTAAGGACAGAACCCTTGCTTTTGGACGGATATTTTTATATTTTTTTAGATAAATTTCCGTCCAACCTTACTTTTTCTGTCCTTAGGAAGTAAGAGGGCTATGAGTCAGAAAAGATTTTCAAAAAGTTCTAAGAAAATCCGTCCAAAGCTCAGACTTCTGTCCTTAGGAGATTAGAGAGTTAATAGACCCTCGGAAAGGCGGTGCTACTTATGCAGTCTGAAACCACTGCAGGTGCTGATAGCAGACAAGACATCGGTTTAGATGAAGAGCTTGCTGATGTACTAATCGCAATCAGTGTTATTTCAAGGCGACTTGCAAGGAAATTAACCGAGCAAAAACAAGCAAACAAGGAAGGAGAAAACAAACATGAGTAAGATGAACGAACTATCCGCGGAACTTGATGAGTTAAAAAGATGTGGTGAAATCTTAATTGGAATTTCAGATACTCTAAGAGAACTTTTTTCTACGGATGTAGAAGAAAAAGCTACAAGTAAGCCTAAGAATCAGAAGGCTACGACAAAAGTACCACCAGCACCTGCAAAGAAATCAATCTCTCTTACGGATGTCCGAGCAATCCTTGCGGAGAAGTCCCGCAGTGGATACACAGCCGATGTCAAAGCACTACTTTTAAAGTATGGAGCTGATAAACTGTCCGACATTAATCCGACTGATTATGAAGCTTTACTCGCAGATGCGGAGGTGTTTGGAAATGCCTAAGCATGCATTACTCTCCGCTTCATCCAGTCACCGATGGCTTCAATGCCCACCTTCAGCAAAGTTATGTGCTGAAGAGGATAACAAATCCAGTCCTTACGCACAAGAAGGTACGGATGCACATAGCCTCTGTCAGTTTAAATTAGAACAGGCCCTTGGCATAAACACAAAAGACCCTACGGAGAATTTGGATTACTACAATGGGGAGATGGAAAACTGTGCTGAAGAATATGCTACTTTTGTCATGGAGCAACTAGAAGAGGCAAAGCACAATTGCTCTGACCCTGTGGTATTAATTGAACAGCGTCTAGATTTCTCTAGATATGTAGAGGGCGGGTTCGGTACCGGTGACAGTGTAATCGTTGCTGATGGTATTCTTCAAGTCATCGATTACAAACACGGACTTGGAATACTGGTGTCAGCTGAAGAGAACCCACAGATGATGTGTTATGCTCTTGGAGCTATAGAACTCTTCGATGGTATCTACGATATCGATACCGTTAAGATGACAATCTTCCAACCACGAAGGGACAATATCAGCACCTACACCTTGTCAAAGGAAGAACTAATAACTTGGGGTAATGAGGTACTCTCTCCTATCGCAAAACTGGCCTATGCGGGTGAGGGTGAATTTAAGGCCGGTGACCACTGCCAGTTCTGTAAGATTAAGGCTACCTGTCGTAAGCGTGCCGAGTACAACCTTGAACTAGCAAAGTACGACTTTGAGATGCCTCCCAATTTAGATGACACAGAAATAAGTGTTATTCTCACCAAGGTAGATAACCTTGTCTCCTGGGTCAATGACATAAAGGAATATGCATTACAACAAGCACTTAGTGGCACAAAGTATGATGGCTTTAAAGTTGTTGAGGGACGTTCCACCAGAAAATACACCGATGAACAGGCAGTTGCAGATGCAGTCACATCAGCAGGTTTTGATCCATATGAAAATAAGCTCTTAGGTATTACTGCCATGACTTCCATACTTGGTAAAAAGAGATTCGAAGAAGTTCTAGGAAGCCTTGTAATGAAGGCGCCAGGTAAACCAACTCTCGTTCCAGAGAATGATAAGCGTCCGGAATTTAATACAGCACAAATTGATTTTAAATAAGGAGGACAATACTATGTCAAAATTAGCAAATCCAACGAAAGTAATTACAGGCCCGCAGACAAGATGGAGCTACTGCAATGCATGGGATCCAAAGTCAATCAATGGAGGTACACCGAAGTATAGCGTTAGCCTTATAATTCCAAAGTCTGATACCAAGACAGTTGCGCTAATAAAGACAGCCATTGAAGCAGCGTATAAGGAAGGTGAGTCAAAGTTAAAGGGTAATGGTAAAACAGTACCTGCTCTTTCCGTTCTTAAAACTCCTCTTCGTGATGGCGATGTAGAAAGACCAGATGACCCTACTTATGCAAATGCATATTTCATCAATGCCAATAGTGCTACTGCACCGGGTATTGTTGATGCAAATTGCAATCCAATCCTTGACCGTTCTGAAGTTTATTCAGGAGTATATGGCAGAGCCTCCATCAACTTATACGCCTTCAATTCAAATGGAAATCGTGGAATTGCGTGTGGTTTAAATAATCTACAGAAAATTTCAGACGGAGAACCTTTGGGTGGTAAGTCTCGTGCAGAGGATGATTTTTCTACAGATGACGATGATGATTTTCTTTCATAGATGTATCCCGTTAATCTCTGACTGGGGCGGTGGCTATGCTGCCGCCCTTTTACATTAAGGATGGTGAATATGATAGAAGAAATATGGAAAGACATACCTGGGTTTGAAGGAAAATATCAGGCAAGCACAATGGGACGTATTAAAAGTCTAGATCGGTTAGTTAGGGGTAAATGTCATTTCACAGGACATGATTTTTACAAAATGATTCACGGCAGAATCTTAAAGCCAGGACGATTCTGTAAAAGTGGTCATGTTTCTGTAGTATTAGGACGTGGTGGCATTGGGAAACCAGTACATCAATTAATTGCATTAACCTTCTTAGGTCCTTGTCCTAACGGTTGTGAAGTTCTCCACGAAAATGGTATTCCTACCGATAATCGTGTCTGCAATCTCCGATATGGTACACGTACAGAAAATATTCTTGATGTATATAAAGATGGGGGGCGATGGAGAAAATTATCGACTGACGATGTTGAAAATATTCGTTTTGGCTTATCCTGTGGAATTACAGGAGTTGAGCTTGCTAGTATGTATGGTGTTTCTTCATCAACAATATCTCGCATCAAATTAGGGAGGAGTTTTGGATGGCTGAAATAAAATATATGAGTTGCGATATCGAAACATATTCTGATGTGGATCTAAAGAAATGCGGTATGTACAAATATGCAGAATCGCCCAACTTCGAAATCCTTCTCTTTGCGTACTCCATCAATGGTGGCGAGGTTGTCGTTATCGATCTAGCAAATAATGAGAAAGTTCCTACAGAGGTAATCATTGCTCTATCAGACAAAGAAGTTATAAAGTGGGCATATAATGCTGCTTTTGAACGTATCTGTTTGTCTGAATGGCTTAGAAGAAATTATCCTGAATATTTCAGTAGCTACAGTACCAGTGATGACACGGTCGGTAACTATTTAGATCCATCCTCGTGGAGATGCTCTATGGTATGGTCGGCATATCTTGGATTACCATTATCTCTTGAAGGTGTGGGAGCAGTGCTTGGATTGGAAGAACAGAAAATGAAAGAAGGAAAAGACCTCATTCGCTATTTTTGTGTTCCATGCAAACCCACGAAATCCAATGGTGCCCGCACTCGAAATCTTCCTATGCATGATCTGACTAAATGGAATACCTTTCTCTCGTATAATCGAAGGGATGTTGAAGTTGAACTGTCGATACAGAATAAGCTGGCAAAGTACCCTGTACCGGATTTTATATGGGTGGAATATCATCTTGACCAGAAAATCAATGACCGTGGAATTTTCATCGATACCGATATTGTTGAACAGGCAATAAAGATGGATCAACGGTCAAAAGAAGAACTCTCGGAAAAAATGAAGAAACTCACAAATCTTGATAATCCTAATTCTGTGTTGCAGATGAAACAATGGTTATCGGACAATGGAATGGAAATGGACACTCTTGGCAAAAAGGCTGTAGCGGATATGTTAAAGGATGCTCCACAGGAATTAGCCGATGTTCTCACACTCCGTCAGCAGCTTGCCAAGTCAAGTATTAAGAAATATCAGGCGATGCAAAATGCCGTATGCGCTGACAGTCGGGCAAGAGGAATGTTCCAGTTCTACGGAGCAAATCGTAGTGGCCGATGGGCAGGTCGTATTATTCAATTACAAAACCTACCACAAAACCATATACCTGATTTGGAGCAAGCCCGAGGTCTCGTTAAAAGCGGCAACTTTGAAGCTTTAGAAATGCTTTATGATTCTGTACCGGAAGTTTTGTCGGAACTTATCCGTACCGCTTTTGTGCCCAGACCCGGATATAAGCTTGTTGTAGTAGACTTTAGCGCCATCGAGGCAAGGGTTCTCTCACACCTGGCACAGGAGTCCTGGAGAAATAAAGTCTTTGCTAAGAATGAGGATATTTATTGTGCCAGTGCATCTGCGATGTTTGGTGTCCCGGTTGAAAAGCATGGTCAGAACAGTCATCTTCGCCAGAAAGGCAAGATAGCTGAACTTGCATTAGGGTATGGTGGTGCGTGTGGTGCTCTTAAATCCATGGGAGCCTTAGATATGGGAATTACTGAAGAGGAATTACAACCCCTGGTTGATGCATGGAGATATTCAAACCCCAATATTGTTAAGCTTTGGTGGGATGTCGATACTGCAGTCAAAACTGCTATTGTACAAAAAACGATTACAGAAACTCATGGTATTTATTTTATTTATCAAAGCGGTATGCTCTTCATCAAACTTCCATCTGGCAGAAAACTGACTTATGTAAAACCCAAGATTGGCACAAATCGGTTCGGAGGAGAAGCTGTAACCTACGAAGGTGTCGGTACAGCAAAAAAATGGGAACGCATCGAATCGTTTGGTGCCAAGTTTGTGGAAAATGTAGTGCAGGCCATCTCAAGGGATATCCTTAGTTATGCTATGCAAACACTTAGCAAGCGACATATCTGTGGTCATGTCCATGACGAATTAATCATAGAATGTCCAATGAACGAATCATTGGATAATATCTGTGAGCAGATGGGAAGAACACCTCCATGGATAAAAGGTCTGCTGTTAAGAGCCGATGGTTATGAGACGATGTTTTATAGAAAAGATTAATAAAAAATGGAAGCAAAGATAAGAAGGATTACACAATAAAGATCCATAAGGAGGAATATGACTTCCTCCTTATGAGCGATAACAGTAAATAATTAACTTATTGGTATATGTTCAATTTCATATTGGGTGTTAATAACTGTCCAAAGCTGCGGAACGAATTGCATAATATTCCATAAACCACTTCCACTTAAGCCTCTTTCTGTTACGATTTTCATGCTCTCATCCATACTTCTGGCGTCAACAAACCATACAATATGTTCTACCGGTATTTCGTTTGATTGTGTATTATAAATATAGAACGGTGTTTGGGACATTATGTCATATTGAATATTCACATTGTATTGTTTGGCAAGAGTTATGGCAGAATCTAAAGATAATGAAGATGTTTTTGACAGCCCGACCGTATAAGGGAGTTCCCAATCATAGCCTATCAAAGGCAAACCTAACGCTAATCTTCCCGGAAGCACCATGGTAGACAAATAATCAAGGAATTCATTAATCTTTGTAATTGATACAACTGGAGCAGGCGGTCCCAGAAAGGAACCCCAAAGATAATTTAATACAACTAATCCATCTGATTGTGATGCAATATTTGCATAATTGATCTTTTCAAATGTAATCTCGGTGGCAGTAAAAATAATATTAGGCGATATTGTAACTAAATAATACAACCCTTCTTTTTTAAAACGACTGTAAGCTTTTGTATTAAAATTTTCATATGCAGACAGTGTCAAATTTGATAATAATTCGTATGTTATGTTTATTCCGAAATAACCTTTCTTTTTAAGAATAGCTACCATATTATCAATCAGTCTATCCATATTAGCTTCATTATTTAGTATTTTGAATGCATTCTCTACATTTGTCTGACCCAGAGTTGATAAAGTATTAATAATCAATAACGGTGTTACATCATAAGCTTTTGTTAATTGCAGTATATCCGTATCATCAACATCAGTAACTTCTCCATTGCCTGTTACATTGTATCCGAGCACGGAGAGATAGGTTAGATATGGTAATGTTTTTCTAAGAGTATCCCTGTTTATATATGCACTAGCATAGCCGTTTGTCGTGACATTACGGATTTTTTTACCGTAACTTATAATTAGTGTTTCACCAGGATAAATATATTGTCTGTCTGCAAGAAAAGGATTATTTCTCAGCAATTCTAATACCGTGACACCGTTGCTATCCGCAATATCCAGCAATGTATCACCATTTTGAACAATGTAGGTTTTCTCTGGAAATGTTATAACAATAGCCTGCCCTGGAACTAAGTTTCCTGTTGCTACTGTTCCATTAACTAAAATTATTAAATCAACCGATACGCCATATAAAGCAGCTATTGATTGAATAGTTTCACCTTCTTGTACAACATGTATTTTCATAATAATTCCTTATTTCTTTGCTCTTAAGACTATTATATGAAGTTGACTTGAAATAATTGAATTCTCTTAATATTAAAAATCATTATTTAAAAAGAATATTAAAGGTTACGGCTGTAAATCAATAAATCATAATGACACCTCAGAAAGTCATATTTTCCAAGCCTTTGGACATACCATCAATTTTCTGTTATATTGTTCGCTAGGATAAATTGTTCTAATGCAGAACATCAGTCCTTTAATATAATCATTGAAAGTTATTTACAGAGTTTTAACCCCAGTTATTTCTCTATGAAATCATATTATCCAGTAATCCATTATGATTGCTTTCATCTTTGCTACTTTATCCGTAACCGTACTCTTTCCAACGCCAATTTGATCTGCAATTTCCCTATGGCTGAATCCATCCGATAACATCTGAAGAATTCGACCATAATTCGGATCAATTTCCTGTACACGATTGATTAGTTCATTCAGCATTCTCAGATAGATATCTGCCGAGCCATAGGTAGCTGGTGCTGCCGCTTCGAAATCTGTCTCTTCTTCCTCATCATTTTCTGCTGCCAGGCAACTGAAGGTTAATGTACCAAATTTTTTCTTGTCCAATGAATTGGCATATGAACACTGACTGCATTTTTTACTTTCCGGGCAACGGATCAGTTTCCCTTTTCCATTGCTTATCTCGCAGCGTTTGTCACGGTCCTCTGATTTAAACTCCGCTGAATAGGAGCTCATCACGGCATCGTACTGTACCTTAGTTCCTGGAACCAACACCACATCCACTAATCTGTTACCGATTCTCCATTTTCTGATCTGAGATCTCTTAACACCCGCAATCATCCCATACTCTTCGATAGAAGCCCTGTCGATAATCATTGGGATTAATACCTTTTCCTCATTTACTCTGATTTCCTGTGTTTCATTTTTCATAGATTGTCTCTCTTTCCGACCGAAAGACCGAGTAAGGCTGGTACAATTTGACCACGGACAGAAGCATCCCAGGACCAGGCATAAGAGAAAGAGCGCAGGAAATTTAGGGTACTTCCATCTGCTTTTCCATAACTGTCATAATGACAGCTACTTCAAAGCAATATGGTCATATCCACCTTCCCAGCGCTCTGTCAGGTCTATATGAATTTTTTATTTACGCTCTAATTTTAAAGTTTGACAGCCAAAATTACTCGGACATGGGATGTCCTATTTTTGCTGTCGCAGCAATAAAAAAAGAGCCCTGAAAACAAGTATTTTTGCTTATTTTCATGACCCTTTATATATTTATAAGATTTATTTTGTTCTTGAATAATGAATATAGACGGACATGGCATGTCCCAACTAGAATAAATAAAATTATGATGAAGTTCTGTTCTGTCTACCAAGCATCTTTAATTTCTGTTCTTCCAGCATAACATTGCACTCATGAATAGATTTTGTATAACAGGCATTCAACAGGAACTGATACATGATGTGCTGCTCCGTCATCATAAAAGATTTTCCTGAGGCCTTTAATAAACAACTGCTTAATACGGGTGGTAATTGCATACCAATTGATAACTGAACCACTGTTTCTATTGTAACATTATCTGGCTCGTCATTTCTTAATCTTTGAATCGTTTTCTCACTAATGCTTGCTGCCTCCGCCAACTTCTCTTCTGTCATCCCAGACCAATCGATTAAAGCATTCAGTGTTCCCGAAAACGTTGCTGGTAACATTCTAGCAACATTCAGTAACTCTGTATTATATTGTTTTATCATGTTTGCTTGGTTTGGATTATCCTTATTGTCTGATGAGTAATGGGCTTCAAAAACTATATTTGAAGCTGCATCCCTATAGAGAACGCATTCTGTAAAAAACTCCTCTCCATATTTGTTGAGCGACTTAATCCTCAAATCAAAGACTAGGCAACATTCATCCATATGGAATCTAGCATAGTCAGTTAATACAGTTTCTCCTTGTTCATTTACAGTAATGTATTTAGGATGATTAAAGCAAAAATGAGAATCCACAAATAAATAATTCCCACTTTCTATCTTCTTCTTTAGTTCTGGATTAAATGCACTTTCAATTAATGCATCTTTTATACTGATGGAAAATGTCTGATCTTTTCGAATAAAACCGTTCTTAAAACAATGGGGTCTGACATAACGGCCGTCAACATAGGTAAAAACGCCAATTGCTTCATCATAACCCACATCAACCATTCTTATTTTTGCCGCACATCGTGATACACCATAAAACAGCGCTATCTCATCAATGATGCATTCCATCATATCAATCAAGTGAATATTTCCTATTTCATCTCGATGTTTACGAATTAATTCATGTACCTTCATTTTAAATGGAGCAAGTGGCATTTGAATTCTTGGGGCTAGTGAATTTGCCTGCCATTCCATCCATCCGGTTGCATCTCTATCATTGTCTTTTATGCCACCAACTACCTGGCATTTAATCTGTGTAGCACTGCTATTATATAACCGTTCTAGTTCAAATGCTTTTCTATGTAAATCCCAATGTACGCATTCATGTACTATGGTGTTATTAACGGAACCAAGATTGCGAAGGAAATATGCCTTCGGATCAACTAAGATAGTACGTGCTTCTACCTGGGCTTGTACCATTTTATCATTACTTTTATCATAAAACTCTGCATCACATCCATGAAAGTATATTTGTCCAAATACTGAGAAGTCTTTCGTAATGTCTCTCACAATTATAGAAAGCCCCATTTTTTCTGCTAAAATATGTGGTTCCACTGCTATAGGGGTTTTCAGTGCCTCAGGGTAATACCTCCGCAGGAAGTCTGTAGCAACGGTTTCAAGTTCATCCTTAGTAATGATAGGAACAAGTGAATCCGACAGAGGTTTTGATTGCTTATTTTTACTAATATATTCAGCTACACTAGAGATCGAGAAATCATCCAAATTGGAATCCAAATCTCCAGAGCACTTCAGTATAAACCATTGAGTACAATTTTCAGTCTCATCATAATGGTAATCTGATTCACGGACTTCTAATTCTGTTGCTACAACAACATCACACTCTATTCTCATACCCGGCAAGTCATTAATAGATACCGACTTGACCTCTAAATCTGATAGCTCTATGCTACCGATATTTCGGACTCTATAAAGCCTTAAATCTAAATTATTATATTCTTCTTCAACATAGCTTTGAATGGCATTGAATAAGTCATTTTCAAATCTATCTGCAACATAGTCTGTAAATGAACGATTACCTGCTAAGACGCTCACCCCTTTTCTCTGTATGAAATTTAGTTGATATAATACCGTCATAAGTTGTTAGATCATTGGTGTCCTATTCCTTTATTTTATTTGTACCACTAATTTCATCGATGAAATCCTGCCACTGTGCCTTGGAGATATTTAGGTCACGAGCTCTGCGTAGCGCAATGCGAACTATCTCCATTTTTTCTATATACTCTGCTAAGTCTGGAAAATCACCATTTCTGCTTATTCCTGCAAGCTCATAGAAGAGATTGATATCCTCTCCTGTAATACACAACATCTCAATCATTCTGCTCAGATATTTTTCCGGTGCATAGCGATTTCCCTTTTCAATATCGCTCAGATATGCCGGGGTCATATCCAGTTCCTGAGCAAGCCCACGTATCGACTTACCCAGCGCCTCTCTGCGTGCTTTTACATATTCTCCAAACGATCCGTAACATTCGCTTGGTAAAAAATGATCCATCATGTATTTAATCCACCTTTTTCTTATTATGTATGCTTTTATGCTTACATATTAGCATGGCTCTCAAGGCTTGTCAAATTATTACAGTCCATATTTTTTCTTATCATTCGACAAACATTACGAAAAATATTTGATTTTATTATCCCTTGATTTCTTTATCTTAAGCTGACTTGAAAAAGTAAATTCCAGCGCAGGACTAAATTCCACCGCCCTTTAAAAAACGTTGAAAACTTCATATTTTCCGGGGTATAAATGGCTG